TAATTGGGCGCAAAATATATTCACCATCTATCATTGATCCTTTCGTTGCATACATTAAACCTGCAATCGGAAAAATGGTTGCATTTTGAAAATAAGGAGGAACATTGCTTGTTGATAAATTTGGGTAAGAATCCACTGCACCACTTGCACCGCTGCCAAGAGGAACCCATCGTCCATCAGGAGATAAAAAATAATCTCCACTTCTATATGATGAACTTGTTGGTGAGTCTCTTCTTGAAAACATATAATTTGAAAATGTATCAAAACCCAAAGAATTAACGGAAGAATCTGAAGGAGTTTTGCCATCTTGAGTTAAAATATTATCTTCTGCTTGACCACTACCTCCGCAAAAAATAGGTAAAAAATACTGTTCTTTTTCTGCATAAGAATTAAAACGACCTGCATAAAAAGTTGTATATAATTTTGTTGGGCTTGCATCAATAGGACTTTTAACAATTGCAGAAATATAATCAGGTGTAATTTGTAACCACATATCAGTTGAATCCGCTGCACAAACTAATTGAGGTGGATGATTGCCTTCATTAAATCCTTTGTGTTCATCTTTTGGAATAGATAATAATTGATTATGTATTCCATTTTTATCATTGAAATCTTTAAACATTGTAACTTCTATATTGTAAACTTCATTTAATATTGATGTTAATTCTTGAAAACCAACACAAAAAGAACCATCAGGAGCCTTTAAAACAAGCACATCATAATCAACAACATCATACTTTAAAACGATCCATCCTTGCTCTTCTGCCCTATTTTTTATAGTTAACATTATACCTTTATTATCAATAATGCCTTCTTTATATGTATAAGTTGATCCTGCAATTAATGCCATTTATTTAATCTCCCAATTATTTTTTTATTTAATTTATATATTAAATAATACATTTAAAACGAATTTATGCAACTAATTAAAAAATATTTATGCGTAGGTCTTGACTTTAATTAATAATTATACTATAATATAATTATAAAGAAAACAAAAAGGAGAATACATTATGAGAATGGAAGAAAGAGTTTACAAAAAAGGCGATGATATAGAAGCAAATATTTTATATAGATCAAAAGTTAATTTGTTAAGTGATGATGTTCATGATAGTTATTTACATTCAAGAGTTTTAATTGTTAATAAGTTAATAAATAGATATAGACATGATATTTTAGGTGAAATATCTATTTCAATAAAAGTTTGTCAAGCTCAGTTGATGGAGATTGAACATTTTGAGCATTCTAAAAAGTGCAAGTTTGGTTATTATAAACCAATGAAATGGAAGATTGTTATTTCAACTCGTGAGAATACTTACACTCAAGGAAATGAAAAAACAAGGTCTTGTTATCTGTATACTAATTCAATCAAAATACAACCAACAGAAGATGAAGTTATGGAAGCAATCAAAAAAATATATGACTGTAAAGTTGAAATTGAAAAACAAAAAATTAAAAATAAAGAAAAAAAAGAATTAATGTTAAAAATAAAAAAAGAGAAAGAACAAAAAGAAAAAATTAAAAAAGATTTATTGAGAGATTTATTAATGTTTGATGACATGGAAACCTCTTTTTATTATTAAAAAAGAAATAAAAAACAAAAAAAGCCCACTTATTTTTAAGAGGGCTTTTTATTATATTATAATATAATTATATATTAATTCTTGAACGGTTTGCATTCATCATATTAACAAACTTATCAACGTTTTGTGGAGTTTCCATCATTGCCCCAACCTCGTCAGATGTTATAACATTAGTAATTGAGGTTTCATTTACAACATTTTGACTTCCAACGCCCGTTGGTGAACTTAATGATGATGTTTGCACAACGCTTTCATCCTTTTTCAATACTGCAAATATTTCATCTGAATTCAAAGAACCAGCTGGATTGAATGCATTAATTGATTTGGTTCCGTTTCTTAATCCATTTTCATCACCCATCGTTCCGCTACCTGTTCCATTGTGAGCTTTCGGAACATCAACGCCAAAACTTGATCCAAAGTTTGCACTAAAATCCTGTCCAAAACTTGTTGTGCTTGCTGACCCCCCATTAATTCCTCTCATTATTGCAGTTAAAATTAAAGCTTTAATTGCTGCTTGAATAAATGAAAGCGCTAAATCTCTTAATAAATTTTTCATTCCATCAACAAATTTTTCACCACCTTGCAATGAATCAGTAAATGCTTGCGCAAATCCATCTGAAAAACTTTCAGCAAAATGTTCACTAACTCCCTTCATTACATCCAAACTTTCAGTCATTTTTTTAACTTGTAATTCAAAAGCTAATAATTCGGTTGAGTTGGCTGGCAATGTTTCTTGCATTAATAAAAGTTGCTCATTCATTTTTGCCAAAACTTGATCGGGTGTAACATCTCCCAATTGCATCTGAAGTTGTAATTGTTCCACTTGTTGTGCTAATGCTTCAATTCCAACTTGACCTTCAATTAATCTTTGATATTCGTTTATAACTCTTAATTTTTCAATAACTTTATTTGAGCTAACAACAAATTCCTCATTACCTTTAACATCGCTAACTTCTTTTTTCATTTCATCAAGCAATTGATCAAAATCATCATCACCTAATTTTATATTTGGATTAAATGAAATAGAATCATCTGAAATACTTGTTAAAGACTTTTCCAAAGATAATTTTAAAGCGTTAGCTTCATCTAATAATTGCTTATTATCAAAGCTTGCTTTCAATTCAAAAGCCCCCAACAAATCACCCTTAAATTTTAATAATTCAATTTGTGCTTTTTGAAAATTTAAATCAAGTTGAATTGAATTTGATAAACTTTCCAACTTTTTAACTTCATTAACTGTTTTTGCTGTTTCTTCTGTTAACTTTCTTTGATTAAAAATTAATTCTTGTGTTCTTGTATTATTTTCACCATAAATTGTGCCACTTAATAAAATTGCCCTATTATAATCTTCTGCACTTTTAACAAGACCGTTTTGCGCTCTCTCTAAAAGACTTTGATCGGCTGCTGTTAATAATGCAAACTTTTTGGCAGAACCAACAACATCTTCAGCTGATTCTTTAACTCCTTTAAAATTATTAATCATGTTTTTTGCTGTTGTTGATGTTGCATGATCAAGTCTTTCAATTTGACTTTTATAAGTTATTACAGTTGAGTCATCAAGAAGGTTTGTGTCAAATGTCTCTTTTAAAGTTGAGTGTATTGATAACAATGTGCTTTTTAAACCACTTTCAATTTTATTTAGACCTATCCCAATAAAATCTCCAGCTGTCTTTAATAATCCAAAAATAACAAGACCAACCGCTTTTAATGCATTTCCAATTAAATTAAAGCTTGCACTAATCGGGCGTGCAAAAGTTCCTTCTGAAAATCCAATTATTAAATCTTGTGTTTTCTTAATTAAAAAGGTTATTTCTTCACTTATTGCAGCAACAGATTTTGTTGATAAAGTTTTAAATGTTTGACTTAAGCTTTCAAAAGCTTGACCTATTCCAGCGACTTTTTGACTTTCTGCTTCTGTTATAATACCAATTCTTTCAGCTTCTTTTCCGTATTTTTTAAATCCATCACTTCCTAAAGAAAGCAATTTATTTAATCTTATAAAGGTATCACTTCCTAACTCATCTTGTAATAGATTTCTTAAATTTGCATCCATATCTTTTGTTGCATCTGCAAATTTATAAAGCTGCTCCTCTGGAGTTAACTTTGCAAACTCTTCAATTGTTAACCCTGCCAATTTTGCAATATCAACAAAAGCACCTGATCCAATTTTTGCAGCTTCCGTTGATTTTAATGTTATTTCATTCAATGCATCAGCAACATCTTCAAAACTTCCGCCAGTTTGTGTTGCTGCAAATCCTAATTTTTGCATTGTTTCAACGCTAACTCCTCCAAAATTTGCTTGTTCAATAAGCTCTTTATTTAATGCCACAACTTGTGCAATAACTGCTCCCATCGCACCAGCGATCAAAGACAATGCACCAGCAGCACCTTTTAATTTGCTACCCATAGATGTTGCACCTTCGCCAGCTTTCTTTAATCCTTTTCCAACTTTATCTGTTTCATCACCAAGATCATCAAGTTCTTCACCTGCCGATTTTGCTTCTTTCTTTATTTCTTTTAATTGCTTTTGAAACTTTTTAAATTCTTTGCTTGCTCGATCCTCAAGTTCAAAGATTAGACTTACTGTTTCGGACATTTTTTATTCTCCCGTTATTATTTTTGGTAGTCATCAATAATTTTGTTGTAATCTTCACGTGTTTTTTCTGCCTTTTTTGGATCACCGTGTATCATCGAAAATAAAGCTTTCATTAAAATATGATCATCTAAATATTCACGTTTTTTTATTTTTTTATTTACTTCTATTAATTTTAAAACTTTTTGCAATCCATAACTTTCTACATCTGGATGTGTCTCTCGTATTGTTTCAACACCTTCGACCAATGCTGCAAAGAAAGTAGGCATTCCAAGTTCTTTAACTTTTTTATGCCTTTCCTGCTCTTCAAACTTTGCTTGCATTTTTTGATCTTTTAGCTCTTCTTCACTAATCCGTATTGATCTCTTATTTGAGCGATCACATCCTCTGTCTTTTTTATAGATTTGAAAACACCACCTTTAAAAGTCTTCTCACTAATATTTTTAAAAATCACTAATTGTGTATTGACATCAATATTTTTAATAGCAATCTTTTTTTCTTCATAACTCATTTTTTCATCATCTTCCTCAACATAACAAATTGCAATTATTGCAATAATTACGGTTGGATATTTTGCCATAATATGATTTGTAAAATCCTGTGGATCGTTTAATGCTTTTTTATCATCATCAACAACACCTTCAAACAAATATGTTATAAATCTTCTTTCTTCAATTAATAATTTAAACATATCATCAACAGATAATGTTTTAAATTTTAAAAATTCTTTGTCAACTTTTATTTCAATGTAATCTTCTAAAAAATTTTTTAATCCCATTTTTTTTATTCCTTTTTGTTTTAAAAATAAAAGTTATATAATAATATAATTAAATATTTTATATAACTTTTTATATACTAATTTAAATTAAGCTGCTTTACGCTTTTTAATTAAATATGGAGATGCGGCAGTGTTAATTTTAGACTGTTGAGCTTTACCTGTAACAGTTGCAACAGCTGCATCGGTTGGGCTTAAAAATGTAACGCCATCAGATGGTGAAACTGAAAGATTTGGAATGATTACCAAAAATTCTTCATAAACGCCACCACTCTTTTTAATAACTGCAAATTGAACTTCAAAATTCAATGCATTATTTTGAAAAGCTTGTGTTGCTTCTTGCAAATATTTATCGTAAGTAACATCATAATCAACACCAGTGTCATCAATTATTGTATCAGCACCAAACGATGTTTGCTCTGCAACTGTATAAAATTGAATTAAACCAGATTCACCGATTTCAAAATTCTTGCCTTCTTCTAAAATAACAAGACCTGTTGAAGTGTCTGCAATTGAAACAGCATTCGTTGATGTATCAACTAAATCATCTAATGAATAAACAGTGTCTGCTTTAATATTTATTGTTTTAGTTTCTGCAACAGCTGCCGCTTCATCTGTTGTATTACCAAGTGTAAAAATTTGATAGTTTTGTGAACTAAAAGATCTAAAACCAAGAGTAAAAACAGCTGTTGGGTTGTTGTAAATAGTTTCAGCAATGTTTGATTGACCGCTTTCACTTTCTCTTATTTCTGTTTCTTCAACTTCATGTGAAACTGAAAATTCACTCATTGATCCGATTCTGCGGAAATCACCCGTTGGAACTCCATTAATGTCAACAGGACGGATTACTGCCGTTCCTTCTGCCATATGAAATTCATCTTTGTTAGCAATTTTTTTCGCTAAACTTTTATTTATAGCCATATTTTAATTCTCCCGTTTGTGTTTAAATATGTAATTTATTTTTTCTTAACTTTGATTTAACATTATTCTTTGTCTATATGATATTTTAAAAATATTATATAAACGGTTGCTCTTTTCTTTATTTTCCATCTGCTCAACCAGTTGAAATTCTGGTCTTGTCATCAGCCCTTGCATAAAATATTCTTGCTCATTTATGTAGCCAATTATTTTTTGAACTGCATTCAATCCTTCAAGTGAAAAACCTCTTGTGTTTATTGATGGTAATGCTGCACAATATAAAACAAAGGTAGCTTCTCCAATTAAGATTTCTCCTTTTGGGAAAGTCATACTGTCAAGTGTCAAGTAAAGTTGACAACCTTTTTTCACATTAAAATTCAATCCATTTGTTGCACCTTCGGAAAGTTGCCCTGCGTAAATATCACAAGTAAAAACTTCATCAGGCATATCTTCTTTAATTTTTAAACATAAAGATTCTAAATATTCACTTACAATTAGATTTTTACTTTCAAACATTTTTTATTATCTCCCAATAATTTTTATTTTTTCTTTTTAATTCTTTTTAATATTTTGCTATTATAATTTTTTTCAATACTTTCTTTTGCAAATCGTCTCCAAGCAGCAGGTATTTTTCCCTTGTTTGGAATAAATTCACGTATTGGCATAATTCCCCAGCCATCATTATGTTCAATAGCATAATCTAAATTTCCCGATGAAAACAAAACAACACTATTACCTCTTACAACACTTTCAATACTATTAAATAGATCACCAGTATCAATTAAAGTGTCAGGATTTTGGGAAGGTTCCCATTTTTTACCAAAAGGGCTTTTTTTACTTATAAAAGTTCCCTTTGAAAATTCCTTGAATCCTTGTGAGATTTCTAATAATGTATTTCTCATCATTTCATCAGTGTCAATTTTGGAAAACTTCTTTTCTAACTCTTCCAATTCTTCAATATTTAAACTTGCCATTAAAAAACATCTAACGTGAAAAAGTTTAATTCACTTCCTGCACTATTTGAGATGTCGTTTTCAATATTTAAAGTAGTCTTACCAGATGCAATTTTATTTAAAATGCTTTTTGCATTATTATAACCTTCTGTTATTTCATCAGTTCTGTTGCCGTTATTATTTGTCATGTAATATTTGAAAATTGGCAATACTATATTAATCATTTGATCAATATCTTCTTGTAAAATAACAGGCACAACATAACCACCTTGAATTAAATATGGTTCAATTTCTTTTCGTGGAAATGTCATCGTTTCTGCAATTCTTTCTTCATCAATTGAATTATCAGGAAGACGTGGATATTCTATTTCATCAATATGTTTTGATACTTGTGCTCTTGTGATGTATTCTATTGCCATTTATTATCTCCCAATAATTTTTTGTATTATTTTCATTGTATATTGATTTTTTTTAAAATCAAACATTAAAAACCATACTTCTTTTTGTCTCTTTTTTCCAAATCTTTTAATGAAATTATATCTTTTTTATTCAATGCAAAGTTGCCATTTTCATCCATTTTCAAACCTTCCTCTGATGCATAAGCTGCAAAAGTTTCATCATATTTATCACCTTTTCCAAAATACGGCATTTGAAAACTTCGACAATTTGGATGCTGTGGTGGATTTATTATCTTTGGATCATTTGCAAACTGTATTAATCCATTTAAATCTTTGCAAATTTTACTTCTTTTTTTATCTGCAATTGTTGAATAAATAACTTTTTCAATATCGTTTTTTATATATGTTTCAATTCTTGTATTATTTAAAATGTGGCTTGTTGTTGTTCTTGATATTGTTTCAAGTTGATTTTTATTTGAATTTAAAACATTATTAATAATTCTATTTCTTGCAGCCGCATTTGTTGTTTTTTGACCGTAAATAAAATTTATTTCTTTTTTTAATTCTTGCTTTAATTTAATCTTTTGATTTCTTAAAAATGTTGCTAACGTTGCACCCAACACAGAAAACCCAAGAATTTTAGATGCCTGTGTTTCAGTTAACGGTTTTATGTTTTCTTTTTTTTCTTTATTTGTCAACTTACTTTGAAAATTGCTCTCATATAAAGCTAACAATAAAAGCTCTTCCTGTAAAAAAGATTTTTGATTTTCAAACATTTCATCAACTATTTCTTCAATACTTTCATTTGTGTATTGAATTGAATTTGAATTAATATTAATTTTTTCAATAATATTTTTACTATATTTTAAAATTATTTTATCAAGAAGAAGAAGAACACGTTGCTTTTGTCCTTCTAATTCTGTCAAGTGAACAACCTGTCCTCTATTGTAAGCTTCCATAAATTAACCTATCAAACTTTTAATGTAAAACATAAAAACAGCATAAGAAAAAGTAAATATAAAAACACCTATTTTTGCAATATGTTCATTTTTTAAAACACGATCATTTAATTTTTTTATATCATTATCGTATTTTTTTTTTAACTCTTTTACTTCTGCATCGTTTTTATCTTCGTTTTTATCAATGTTTGTTTTTATATCGTTTATTTTTGCAATAGTATTTGTTAATTTTATATCGTTTGAAACTAAACTTGCAATCATTTTTTGTTGAGTTTTTAAGTCTTCGCTCTGCTCTTTCATACCATCTTTTATTAAACCAACCTCACCATTAATTTTACCCAAGGTCATCAAAAGTTCTTTTGTCCAATCGTTGTTATTTTCACCCATTATTCAGATTCCTTTTTAATAACTTTCTTTTTTCTTGATGTTTTTTTTACTTCTTTTTTTACTTCTTCTTTAATCTCTTCTTTAATCTCTTCTTTAATTTCTTCTTTAACTTCAACCCAGCCGTTTTTAAGAAATCTTAAATGTGCAGCGCCATCTTTTTCAACTTTGGCTTCTCTGTCTTTATTGTATAAATTAATCATTATGTATTTTGTCATCTTATTTCTCCAAATTTAAAATAAAAAAAAGGTTAGGTTTTAAAACCCAACCCTTTATAGTGTTTATAGACTTACCTTAATTTTAAATTAAGAATTTAATAATCTAACTGCGTATCGTGCATCCATTAATTCAACATTGAATAAAACATCAAAAGTGAAAAAGTGAGTTTTCAATTTAGGATCACGGAATGATTCCATTCTCATTGAAGTTTTAGTGCGTGGATCAACAACGTTTTGTTGCACTGAATTTGTAGAACTTAATCCTAACTCTTGTGCAGATTTATCAAGTTGACGCATTACGTGAACCGCAAACTCTTTGCCATACATAAGATTAACAGGATGAGAACCTACAACTGTTATTGCGCTTGCATCAGCTATTTCAATAGAAATTGCAGGAGATACATTAACAGATAAATCTGCGGCTACGTGAACAGCATCACCAGTAACAGTGTATGTTTGCTCATGACCTTCAATTGAAATTAAATCACCCTCAACATAAGTTTCACCAATTTCACCAGTGATTAAAATTGAAGTTTCACCAATTGCAGTTGCACCTTTTGAAACCAAAGTTTCGTTTGCGCTTGCAGTTCCTGCTGTATGATAAACATCTTGTAAAAGTTGATCACGGAAAACATAAGAGTTTGCAATTGTGCCAAGATTTTTATTTCTTAAAACATTCTCAGATGTAGAATCTGCATTTTTACCAGCGTTTTTTAATTCGTGTGCTAAATCAGTAAATGCTCTTGATGTTACTGCACAAACAGGATCTGTTTCTACTAATACATCAAAAAGTATTTTTTCACCTTCAAAAATATCATCAGATTTGAAAGCATTGTTTGAACCAACACCTGCAAAATTATAAACTTGTTTATAAAGTTTATAAAACTCTAAAACTTGAGCTTTTGCTAATGCATTAACAGCATTATTGAAAAGATCAGGAACAATGTTCATTGTTTGAACTTCTCTCATTTGCTTGTCAGATAATTCAAACGTAACTTCTTTATGTTTGTCAACTATAATTGTTTTGGTTTTAGTTTTAAATGATTGTGATTGAATACCATTCACATCATCAAAATCATTGGCAATAAAATCTTCAGTTTGAAGTTCTATTGATACAGATTGGTTTTTGTCTATAATGTCATCACTAATATCTTGATTAAGATAATGAAGTGGTTCCATTTTTGCAACTAATCTTTTAATTGCTTTTGGTGCAAGTTTATCTCTATACGTTGCGCTAAAATCGTTATTATTCGCCATATTTTAATTCTCCCGTTTGTGTTTTAAATATGTAATTTTATGTAATTTTTTTTTACTTATTTTCTAAATCTTATTAATCTTCAACTTTTACTTTTCCGCTATCATAAAGCGCATCAAGTTCAAGCTCTTGTTCTGGTGTTGCCTTTGAATAAAGGTTTTGCCATTCTTCTTGCGTGTAAGTTTTTACACCGTTTTGTTGCTGACCATTTCTTGCAGCGTTAGTTCCTTCTTGAATATCAAAAAAGAATTCATTTGAATTTCTTTGTTCGTTCACATGGTCTTCAAGTGTAAACTTTTGACCTTTTGAATTGTGTTTAATGTTGCCGTTTGAATCTTTAAAAACAAACTCACCATTCACTAATTCTGCTTTTTCCATCGCAAGTTTTATAAAAGTAGATGCTGCACTTTTTTTAATATCTGTTTTTGATATATAATCAGCGGCTGCTCTTTCAAACTCACTTTTTTTAATTTGGTTTCTAAATCCTAAAACTTCATTTTTTAAATCTTCAATCTCTTTATTTGCACCGCCCATGATTTCATCAAAGTTTTTTTGTTGTGCTTTCTTTTGCTTATCGAAAACCGCTTGTGCGTTTCCATTTCTCAATAACTCTTTATCTTCTTCATCGCTTGCTAAATTTGAATAGTTGTTTATTTTCTCTTTATAACTTCCATTCTCGTTTATTAAATCTTTATTTTTTCCAACAACCTTATCACGCTCACCTGTAATTGAATTTACTTGATTTGTAAGTAGTGCGTTTGCTTCTCTTAATTGCTCAAGTTCTGTTTGTTGGTTTTCGTTGTTATTATCTAAATTTTGGTTTTCACCGTTATTTTCTTGATTCATTTTATACTTTCCTTTTAATTTTTAAAGTTCACTGAACTGCCCACGAGGTCTTTAGTTTTTACATTTTAAATTACATATTTAAAAAACAGGTGTTAAATATCACAAATATTTTTGATAACTTATATAAAAATTGTTGACACAATCAACCAAAATTATTAATTATCTAACCTATATATTTAAAAAGGTATAATAAAAAAAGTTAATGTCAACTTTTTACATTATATAATGGTTTTTTTTAATGTTTACTATTAAAGAATTTGATTTTTCTTAATTGAATTCTTTTTTTAAGTCTTCTTTTATTTAACATAAGCATTATAACCTTCAATGAATTGTTCAGCGGTTCCTTTTCCTACATTAGTATTATAATGTTCTTTCCATATTTCCGCCAATTCTTCAATATTAATGTAAGAAGGCATTTGAAATGATTTCCTAAAATACCAAAGTCGGCAATGTGCTATTGCATATTTTAGATCTGCAATTAAAGTTAAATTTGAAAGGTCTTTGTGTCTTCCCTCTTTTATAAAATTAACTATAAAATCATTGTGTTCACTTTCTTCTAAATGATTAAAAATTGAAATATCACCAGCCAAAATTAAAAACTTTTTTGCTAATTCTGGTCTATAAATTAAATATTTTTCCCAATTATCATCATGAGTTTTAGGCTCAATCTGCCAATAAGAACAACCAACGCCACCGTCCAATTGTTTAATGTATGCAAAATTCCCACCTTCTTGAACTCCAGTTCCAAGAACTAATTCATCAGCAACTTCACCTTTAAATCGCTCATCATAAGTTGCTAAAAACTCATGTGTAAAGTTTATTAATTCTCGCATTTGCTTTATTTTATTTTTTTGTTTCATGATGTTCCCCTGTATTTTTTAATAAAATACATTAGAATAAAAATAATACAACAAAATAAAATCAATGGTTTTTGATGTTTTATATAATAATATAATCAAGGGAATTAAATAAAATGATTACAAAAGAAGATCAAGCAAAAGTTGTTTTTTCAGATGAAGAAATCAAAAAAGAAATGAAAAGAAAAGAGAAAGGCAGAAACAGAACCATCATGACAATAGTAGCTTTTTTATATGTTTTATTGTCTGGTATACTACCTATTTATTTTGAGGTTAATCCTGTATATCTTCCATTGATTACCAGCACACAAGCAATGTTTTTTATACTTGTAGGTGCATATTTTGGTCTTAATACTTATGAAAGAACAAAAGATAAATAACAACCTACGCATAGCAAGTTGTAAAAGTAGCCATCATCATGGTTTTTTTACTCATTCCCCCCCTTACTCGTTAAATTTCATCGTTTGTTAAAGATATGATTCTTTAATTAGTAAGAATTAAAAAAAGTTAATAAATAAACAAATCTTTATAAATATACGCAGGTTGATTTTTATTAGATCGCAGGTCTTATTTGTTTAGTTTTTATTAATGTATTTATAAAGTTTTCATTGGTGTAGCATTCTTTGCCATATAGGTTTTTATAGATTGGATTTCTTATTGTATCTCTTAATTTTTCAGTTAAATAAATCTCAATTTCGGCTTCTTGTTTTGATTCATTTAAAAATAATTCGCAAAAAATAAGGTGGGTAAAATTATTATTGTGGTATTTTTCAGCGTGTGCTGTGAGCACTTGACTTTTGGGTTGTCCTTGTGATATTCCTTTGATTTCTGCTTTGATTTCTTGGGTTGAAGTAACTAATTCAATGTCAGGTTTACCTCTAAATTGTTTATTATGATGCCTTTCAATTTCTCCGTAAACATTTAATTCTAAAAGGTCAAAACTATATGTATTTAATAAATGCATTTTGACCGCCCACTCGCAAAAAACGCCAACCCTGCATGATTTTATCGTATTAAAGCATTGCTTTTCTTTTTTTGCTTTGTTGACCGTTTCCCAATATTCAAAATTTTCTTTTGCTTTGGCTTCCAGCTTTTGAAATATACATCCATCTATTTTAATAATTGTCATGTTGATCCCTATTATTTTATTGTTTCCTTTATTTACATCTACAATAATAATAAAAAAAGTCAAATAAAAAAGGAACTTATGAAAGCTCCTTTTAATTATTATATAATAGTTTTATTTAGAATCCGTATGCATCTTTAAAATCATTATAATCTTTTTGTTGATATTTATTCATTTTAGGTTTTGAATTATAATTGCTTTCAGCTTCACCTCTTAATTCTTCTGAAAGACTTCTTTTTTCAACAATATTTTTTGCGTTATTAGTTGAAAATTTGCCTTCTTCTCGTAACATTTGCATCCTTGCTTTTCTGTCATATTTATCAGCGTTTTGGAATGCATCACCACGTTCTAAAATATTCTCTTCTCTATTAGTTAATTTTATTTTTTCAGGTGATACACTTATATTGTTTTCTTTATCAAATTTTGTTTTAGCTTCAGCTCTTGTCATAAATTCTTTATATTCAAGATCCTTTGACCCATCAAGATTTCTTACAACTTCAACGATTCCATTCTCATCATCTAAAAAGTAATCATCAATAATGCCTTCTTTTATCTTTTGAATTGCTCGACTTTGAACTGCTTCTTTGTCTTGTCTTTGCCACCAAGATTGCCATTTTTGCATCATATTATTTACCCCCCTTGATTAGTGTAAAGCCACTTCTTTTTTTATCTATTCTTTCAATAACGATTGCATCAAAAATAAGAGTTAAAACTTTGTAATATTGAAATAAGAATTGATCCAAATCTTTTTCACGTGTGCAATCATCTGTAAATAAAACTTTATCACCGTTTTTTAAGTAATTTTTAAACATTTCAAAACCTAGCATTGATGCAAGTCCTGAATTAACTTCTTCAATAAAGTCTTCTCTTGTTTTATCATTTGAAGCATATTCATTTGATATATCAATAATAACATTTCTATATAGTAATTCCATTTTTCTTTTAAAATTCATTTTTTATTCTCCTTTTGTTGTTAATTACATTATAGTATAATTTTAAAATAACTCAATAAGGTATTTAATTTATTATATAAGAAGTCTAAAAAGTCCTTTATATAAAGGGTTTTTAGTTAGTTTTAATTTTGCCCTTTAATATACTATTGTATTATAAAAAAAGGTTTTGCCCTTTGCTATACTATTTTTTGCCCTTTGCTATACTACGCTTTTTTAATAAATCGTTGATATTTGGCGGAGTTTATACCTTACTAACTATTACTTATAACTAATATTGTTTTTTCAATTATTATTTATTATATTTGTTATGTTTAAAGTTGCTACGCAACACTGTAAAAGAATGGTCTTGATTGCTATTCGCAATCGCTTTAACTTGTGGTTATATAGGTTAATGCTAAAAGGTGGTTAAAAACACGAATTAATAGGCATATACATAATAAAACAATCAACACGTAGTGTTGTCAGTGTGCGATAGCACTATATCTCTTGACCTTTCTCTTGACTTTATTTATTATATTGTTATAATTAAATAAAATTAATGAGGAGTTGACATGTTAAACTACTTAAAAACAAACATAATTAATATAATTTTTTATTCTGTATTCTCTTTTATATTTATTTATTTAATATTTTTAAATTTAATCACTTATGATGTTGAAAAAATAACACTTCAAAAAGGAAATCAAATAATAGTTCTGCAAGGAATGTTACATGTTGCCCCTGAAAGTTTTTATAATAAAGTTATTCATGAGAAATCTATATATAAAAAAAATGACTACTTAACATTTTATGAACTCATTAAATCAAAAGAAATCAATCAAGAAAAATATATAAAATATAGTATAAAAAAAATAATTAAAAGATTGGATTGGAAAAATGAAAACTCTTTTGAAGAAATACAAGATGGATTCAATCTTGACATTTCTATGACTGAATTTAATAATTTAGCTAAAATATACGGGTTAACCAATAAGTTAACAAGCTTTGAGCAATCGTTGAAAAATCAAGGTTTAACGCAAGAGAAAGAAGGCTTTATTGATACAATAAACATACCTAAACCAATTTATAAAATGTATTTAAAACACAACTGGATCGTGGTTAACCAATTAGTGAATAAGGGAGAATTCTACAACGACATTATTATTCAATACAGGAATCAAAAGGTTGTTAACCATTTAGTGAATATTGAGGAGAACGCTTATATTACGTATGGTCAAAGCCATTTAAAAGGCATAGTTCACTTATTAGTTAATAAAGGTTTTGTTGTCAAAAATAAAGAAAAAATTAATTTGTTTTAAAACTTGTAACCTGCGCATAAAATGTTATAATATAAAATATAGGGTGATTGATAATAAGTGAAATAAAAAACGGAGAAGAAGATGAAGAATAAAATCAATTACAAGAAAAAAAATAAAATGAATTTAGATAAAAACGGACAAGAGGTTTTGAGCACTCAACCACAAGCAAAAAATTTAAGAATCATAAAACCATTTATAATTAAAGAATTTGGAAAACATAAAGTAGTATGTTATTCTTTGCAAGTTTTAATGAATAATAATAGGCTTTGTTGTAGTGAAAGAAAAGCGCAACATATTTTAAATAGTCAAGGAGAAAACTTTAATAATTTAGTTGGCTACTTTGAGAATACAAAAAGTTTTAAAAGGTTTTTTGTGAGAGCAGATTGCATTAATGAATTCAATGAGAAGTTGCAAACGAAGAATTGTAAATTTCCAGAAAAAAAACATTTGGGAATTTTAGATAATATATAAAAAAAATATTGGGAGATATTAAAAAAATGGAAAAATTTAAAAAAGCATTAAGATGGTTTTATTTGCTGCCAAAATACAAACAGGATTATGTTGAATCAATTATTGCAATGATTCTTCATTTTTCTATTTTTTATCTTGGGGGTGTTTTTGTTTGGGCTGGCTTTATAATTACAATGTTTATAATTCAAACTGGTTTTGTTTTATTTAAAACTTTTAATATTTTAAATAAGATAAGGGGAAAATAATGCCAACATTAAACACAAGAAAAGCGATCAGAAAACTTTCGAAACATTATAATGAAAAATTAAACATGCCAAAGAAGGTTGCAAAAACAAAAGCAAAAAAAAGAGTTAAAGAAAAAGTTGCTGAATTAATACATTATGAAGAGTTACATAATTTTTTAGAAGAGAAAAAAATTAATAATATTTTATTTTGTTTTGTAAATTCAAAAGGTGAGAAAAAAGAAAGGGCTTTTGATTTAAAAAATAATAAAAGTCTTGAAGATTTTCAAGGCGTTATTAATTTAGTATTAACAAATAAACCTGAAAATGAAAATGAAATAAATTATTCAAAATTAAGACTTACAGATTTTCACATCACTTGTGCATCGATGTCAAAAGTATTTGAAGAAGACAAGATTGATGAAGTTGATTACATGTTAACTGTTTGCTTAACTTCTTTTCTTAATTCATTATTAAATGATAAAATGCCAACATTAAAAGCATTCAAGAATGAAGTCAACAAGATAAAATAAAAAACTGTTTACCCCTATAATTAAGCCCACATATTTTTGTGGGCTTTTTTTATTATGCGCAGGTTGACAAAGTTTATTTTAATGATAATATAAGGGAATAAAAACAAAAAGGGGAACAACAAAATGATTGATTATATTATTTTAATTATATCAACACCAATTATTTTATTTATAAATTATTTTTTTAATAATGAAAAAGATGAAGAAAAACGAAATAAAAAATATTCTTTAATTGACGAGTGTGTAACTTTAATGATTGCAGCTTTTGTTCTTGTTTTATTATTCTGGATTTCATCACTGTTTATTTGTTTTCTTATTGTGAGCTTTCTAAATGCATGAAATTGAACTCACTGATGAAATGATTGATCTTCATTTAAAATTAGGTAATGCAAAAATACTTAATTTTTTAATTAACAAGAGCATTCTTTGTGAAGAAAGCAAAGAAGAATTAAGAGAAAAAGTAATGCAACGAAAAATAAAGGAGTTTTAATAATGAAAACTAAAATAATAAAAATAAAAAAAGATGCTGATGATATTTTGGAACAATCCAAAGGTATTTATGAAAGTATGTTTGTTGTTGGATGGGACAAAAATGGAAATATGAAAACAACATATGATGGCAATTTAAGCAATGAACAAATTTTGTGGCTGATTGAAAATTTTAAATTTAGTCTATTGGAAGGAAAAAACGATGAGTGATAAACCTGACATGTATAGAGTGTTTGATGAAAATGGAAATATAAATAAAGGTTTCACTGTTAATAATTGGAATAATGAAATGGTTGAATCAATAGAAATTAAAAGGCAAGAAGTTATGAGATTTAAAAAAGAAGAAATAAGAAATAAAATAAATAATAAATTAAAGGGGTTTTAAAATGATAGATAAATTAATAAAAACTGGAACTACAATATTACAAAGTAAAGCAATAACAATTGTTCTTTCAGTTGTTTTGACAATAGCCATCTATTTTTATATAGATAGCAAAACTACTATTTCAAATCTTGAAGAAGAAAACAAAATTTTAATATCAAGTAATGAAGCAAACAAAATAAAAGTGATCGAAGAAAGGAATCGTTGTAACAATAACAAAGAAATTGAAATCTTAAATAATAATAATGAAACTTTGAAAGAAGAAAACGAACAACTAAAAATTATTAATATATTATTAAAAGATAATCAAACAATAAAAGAAGAAGACAACAAAAAAATAAATGCTGAATTAAATAAAATAAAAAATAAAAAATGTTTGCAAACAATAGTTGACGATGAAATGGTTGAAAGCTTAAACAAGATATTTAATTAAATAAAAGGAGGCTTAATAATGGATGTAATAATTATAAAACAAGAGTTTCAAGAAAACGACAAAAGAGATTTGCAAGGTGAAAAACTTTATTTTAAAAATATAAAAAATAATGAATACTATTCAATATCAAAAGTTAAAATTACCGATAATGACTTTTTCACAAGAAAACCATCTTTTGAATATATGCCTTGTAAAATGCATTTTATAAATAATGAATTTATTCTTGATTATTTTATTGATGATGAAATGTTTAGAAGTGAGCGTGATGATATAAAGTGGGCATTAAAAAAATTAGGTTTTAATGATGTAACAATAATCAATAAATTAAAGGAATTTTAAAATGGACAAAGAAACAGAGGTTGAATTTACACTGGATTTTAAAGGTTATAGCTTGTTTACTTTGGAAAACGATCAAGCAAGAATTGAAAGGGAAGAAATGAAAAGAAGAAAACAAAAATTAAAAGAAAACATAAAAGGGTTTTCAATGAAAAATAACAATCCATATATTCCATCCGATTATGCACAACAATTTGATTTTAACGAAAAACTAAAATATTGTGATGCTGAAACTTTTGAGCACTATAAAAAAGATTTACGTGAGCATTATAAAACTAAATCAAATAGGAATATCCATTATCATAACGTAAAGCTTGAAACATTAATTAAAACAATAAAAGAAAGAGAAGTAAAAGAAAAGATTGAAAACAATTTGAAGGGGTTTTAATTATGTTTGATATTATATTTTTTATTTGTAGTCTTATATTTTCATTGTCAATGTTTACATATGTTTATTTTGATACTTTTAATATTGTTGAAGCTATAAAAATAATAATAAAAAAAGAAAAAGAGTTGAAAGAACTCAAAGAAAATAAATTAAAAATAGATTTTTGGAATAAAGATGGAGCTGAAAAAAGAATAAGAATTAATGTTGAAGATTTTAATTATAATGTTTTTATTGATTTAATAAATAATGAATTATTTAAAAATAAAAAATCAATATATGTTAATGTTGAAATAATTTATTATAAAATAAATCTTGAAAGTTTTAAAGTTGAAGAATGGGCATCTGCTCATAACTGCCCACTTAATGAGAATGAAGATGATTGTTATGATAGAATACAACAATATTTGAATGCTTATAAAATAAATAATAAATTAGATAACTTTTAAATAAAAAAAAGCCCCTGAAATTAATCAAGGGCTTTTTACAAAAGGCGTTATTATAAAAATGTTAAATAATAACTTACACAAATATATATTGGGAGAATACTTTTTTTGCATACCTCTATTATATATTATAATATAACAATTACAACCTTTATTATTAAAATAGTTAAAAAAGTCAATATATAATGGTTTTTTTGTTGACCTGCGCATTTTATATGATATATTATTACTACAAAAGGGAGTATATCATGAAAGATAATGAGAAAACAAGAGTATTAAAAAGTAATTTAAAATTAATGACATTTCAAGAACTTGATTTTATAGAAAACGATTTAAAAAATTATAGATATAATAAAAAAATACATAAATATAATTTATTAAATAAAACACAAATAAAAGACTGCTTATCTTATGCAAGATTTTCCAAAAAAATTGGAGAACTTCAAAATGCAAAAAAATAAAATAGAATCAAAAGAAGCTAAATTGATAATAAGCATATCAAGAAAATTCAATCATAAACCAACAACTCATTTTGATAAAAAACAATTAAAAAATATAATAAAAACTTTCAGTGAAGATGAAAAACATATTTATACAAAATATTATTTTGATTTTTCAAGTGGAAAAGCACAAGACTTTGTTTTAAATGCAGAAGAGAATATTAAGACCATCAAGAAATCTTTGAAATACTTTTTTTATTCTGCTTGTTTATTTACATTATTATTTTTAATGAGTGGCTGCACAACTACAAGAACTGAATATATAGAACTTGAACCAGTAATAAAAAAAGAATTTGTTTTCTTAAATTGTAAAGTGCCATCTGAATTATTGACAACTAACGAAATAAAAATTGAAAAAGAAAAAGCTTTTGAAATCTTACAGAAGATCGCAAAAGAAACAAATGATCGCAAACGTAAAATTGAATTAATAAAATCAATTGAATGCATTGAGGAAATATAATAATGAATTTTAAAAATAAAATGATACATGAAGATTTTTCAAATAAATATAAATTAAAAAATTATGTTGGGGAGAGAAAGCAAAAGTTGATATTCAATTTCACAGAAAACTTGACTTTGTAGATAATCACGAAATAAGAAAAGAATTTAATTCAATACAACACAAAGTTATTAATAAGTTATATATTGAAATGATTAAAGATGAAGAAACCTTAAAAAACTTATGTTTGGTTACTAATTCATATTTAAAACAAGACCATTTTGAGTTCATAAAAGAAAACATTGAAACTAATGTTTGCAATGATCAAATGAGAAAAGACATCTTTTATTCAACTGTTTTCAAAGTTAGATCAATGAGAGTTCAAAGAATGGATGAATATGATGAAAACTATTATAATAAAATGAAAATGAAAAAGAAATTGGAGAACTTTTAATGTTTGCAATGCTTGGATTTAAAAATGAAACTTTTGGAGATGAAGGAAATATTGTAATCTCTTATGAAACAAAATTGTTCTTTCCTGAAAATCATTATTTGTTTGAAACTTATAATGTAAATAATAGAAAATATTATGATCATAGTGGTATAAGATTAAAAGATGCTGGCAATGAATCTTTGGATGCTGAATATTTACAAAACGAAAATGAATTAATAGAAGATATATATTATTGTATTGTAGAGAATGAAGAAGGCTTTAATAATTTATGTTATACAACAAGAACAGAGGATTTTAAAAGTCATATTGATTTTATCAAAAGTAAAGTAGAAAAAAGAATGTTAATAAATGATGGCTATAAAATATCTATTCAATTAACCATTGATATTAAATGTTTTAGATCAAATAAATACAAAATAAGTGAAGGTGCATACAACAAAATTAAAATAAAGCATAAATTGGAGAACTTTTAAAATGACTAATAAACAAATACAAAAAGAATTAATTTCAACATTAAACAATATAAAAGAATGTAAAGAAGAATTAATTATTTCAAATAAAAATAATAAAGGGTTGCTTACTGCTTTATTAAGGAATCAAGAGATGCAATTAAAGAGAATTGAAAATGATTGAGATCACAACAAAATTAATGGAGAAAATAAAAGAAGAAAACAATATAAAGTATTCTATCAGTGGTTTTAGATATAAATTTCAAAAGCCTTCTTCTTTAAAACTTCTTAATATTTCAGTTGTAAAAAATAAAAACAATCTTAAATATTTTATTGAAGATGACAATCTTGACACATTCATTGAATTTTATATAAATTGTCAAAATTATGATAGAAAAAAAATAGGAAGTGAATGGAAAAAGCAAGGTATAAAAAATATAAGTTTAAAACGTGAGGATTGGAAACATGATTGATATTAAAAAAGAGTGTGATTATTCAACAAGAATTGACACACCAACATTAAAAAAACACAGTATAACAAGCATTTTTATTAATTATGAAGGCTTTGATGTGATAGCTGATAAAAGGCGCAATCATTATACATTAAGTTTTAATAATACAAATGAAAAGTTTTCTTGTTTTGCTGATATCACAATTGAAGAAGTCTTTAAAAAAATAATTGACATGATTTCAAAAAGAAAAGAAAACCAAAAAACAAGATTGAAAACAGACACAAGGCAATCACAAATTGCTTGGTTTGCTGAAAAATCAAAGAAAGAAAAACAATTAAAAAAGGAAAATAAAAAAAATGAATTATAATATTTTAAAAGCGTTTTCAAGTGTGAAAAAAAGCTTTCATATAGACACGGAACAACTTGATTATTTAAGAAAACAGAAAAAGAAAAGATTTAAATTAAAACAAACATAAATATATTGGGAGATATAAAAAAAAATGAATAAAGATTTTAAATTAGAACACGGCAATTGCCTTGAAGTATTAAAAAAATACCCTGATAATCATTTCGATTCAATAGTTACCGATCCGCCATACGGAATTGGGTTTATGGGTAAAGAGTGGGATCATGGCGTTCCATCAAAAGAAATTTGGGCTGAATGCTTACGAGTTTTAAAAGCTGGCGGTCATATGATAGCATTCGCTGGAACAAGAACACAACATCGTATGGCTTGCAATATTGAGGATGCAGGATTCGAAATTCGTGACATGGGGGGCTGGTTATACGGAAGTGGATTCCCCAAAAGTTTAAATATAGAAAAATCATTAAAGAAAAAAGGCATTGAAACAGATTTAAAAGGTATTACTGGAACAGCGCTAAAACCAGCATTAGAACCTTTTACTATTGCAAGAAAACCATTAAGCGAGAAAACGATTGCTGAAAATGTTTTGGTCAACGGAGTTGGAGGAATCAATATTGATGATTGTCGTATTCCAACAGATGAAAAGCTTGGTAGAATTGCAACAGAGCAAAAAGAAAAAACCTCTTACTCAATGCATAAAGAATCAAAAGAATTTAATAATAGTGATTTGAAAGGTTGCAGATTTCCAGCCAACTTAATACATGATAACTCTGATCCAATAGTTGACATTTTAGGAGAGAAAACTAAATATTTTTATTCACCTAAAACAAGCAAAAAGGATCGCAATGAAGGCTTGGATGATTTTGAAGATAAGCAAACAATTGGTGGCGGTGGAACAAACGGTGATGTTGCAAAAGCTTATGGAAGTGTTAAAGCAGTTGCAAAAAATAACCACCCAACAGTAAAGCCAACTGATTTAATGGCTTACTTATGTAGATTAGTAACGCCTGAAAATGGCTTAATTTTAGACCCATTTTTGGGTAGTGGTTCAACATTGAAAGCAGCAGCAAGGGAAGGCTTTAAAGGTGTAGGTATAGATTTAGATGCTGAATATTTAGAGATAGCAAAAGCAAGAATTGAATTTGAGTTAAATAAAAAAGATGATAAATAATTAAATTGTGGTATAATAGCAAGCATTAACATATCCATAGTTAATAATTGATGAATGCAAAAAAGACTTCTTAATTGAAGTCTTTTTTTTTTGTTTATAATTTTATATTAAAAATTATTTATTTTTTCTTGTAATAATATTTTTGTTTCAAACTCTTCTTTTGTTAACATATAATTTTCATTAATTCCTGATAATAATACATATACATTTTCATTTCCACTTCCACTTCCTGTGTATTCAACTGATGCTATAAAGTCTGTATTAATAAATACTGTTTTATTATGTATTGTTTTTATTTTTGTTAATTTCATTTTTTTAATTCCTTTTATTTTTAAAAGGCTTCTTGCCTTCTTACTCTCTATTATACTATAATATAATAAAAATAGCAAGACCTGCGCATAAATAAATAAGCAAACACAAAAAAACCTATTATATAATAGGTTTTTAATTGATTAAAACTTTAAAAGGTTTCTTTTTATTCATTAAAACTCTTCAACTTTATTAATTAGTTTTATTTTTTCGTATTTTTGGCATCCTTCACTTTCACTGTAAGCCTCAATAATTTCTTTATAAATTGATAATTCTTGAACTCTTGGATCTTCTGTGTCATAAGTTGCAACCTCATCTGTTTCGGTATTTATCATTAAGATAACTTTTTTATTAATCCAAAAGCAAACATTGAATGATTGCTCACCAATTTCATTTTTTACATCCATTATTCCGTGATAATAAAAATCAAAATCTTTGCTTCCTGTTTCTTCTATAATGAATTCTTTTAGGTTTTCATATTCCATTATTTGGTTGACAATGTTTTTGACTTCATCGGAATCAATGCTTTGTGATCCATAATTATTTAGTATTAAACTTTTAACCTTGCTCATTTTAAAAATCCTCAATCTTTTTTATCAAGTCTTTGTTTTCGTATTTAAAAAAATAGTTGTCTTTTTCTTGTTCTGTCATTTTCATTAATTTATCTCTTAAAGCAGTAGCTTCATTAAATGCTTTATCAGTTAAAACCTGCTCATCTGGTCGATATGGTGCAAGGAAATCATTTTGATAAATACTAAATATTGTTCTTTTTCTATCATTATAATAAAAGATTAAGTCATAATAATAGCTACCATCTTTATAACTGTTTGAACCTCTTTTGATTTCAAAGGTTTTTGCTCTCATAAATTTACTAATGAAAGCTTTTTTGATATAAAATATTAAAACTTTAAAGAATAACATTAAAATTCTTTCACTTTCTTTTCTGTTTTGTATTGTTCCATTAAATCATAAAAGCCTTTGTCAATGAATTCTTGATCCTTTTTCTTGAAAGAAAACTGACCGCATTTATCGCCCTCGATAAAAAAGAAATCTTCCGTTAGATTAGAAAAAATTAATTTTTCTTTTGGTGTTCTTAAACCAGTAACTCCTAAAAAATAAAAGCCATCTTTAATATAATCAATAACACTTTCATCTTTGCTTGCTGCAATAATTTCATCAAGTTGTTCATTTAAACCTTTAAAATTATATTGAAAGTATTCTATTTTTTGAAACTCTTTGACAAAATGCAACTTATTAGTTATTAAATTAGAAATTTCATCAGGGTTGAAATCTTTTTCAAAATCTGCTTTTGATTTACTATTTAATATTTGTTTTATTTTTGCAATCTCTTCTTCATCATCGTTTTCAATTGCTTCAACCATTCTTTTCATTATTGATTGTATATTTTCAAACTCTGCATCAGTATCTTCACTCACTGAATAATCATCAGGATTGTATTCTTCAATTTGTTTTTTTAACAATGGTTTATAATCTTCTTTTGCTTCTTGTAAATTTAATATTTCAGTATTATCATAACCGAATTTTAATAATACTTTATCATCATCACCAATTCCACAGCTAAAAACCATAACATTTTTTTCTTTTGAAAAGACTTCAAGTTCTATTGATTCGCAAATGTGAGGTCTAAAAGTTTTTTTGATTGCTTTGATATAATCTTTATAATTTTTAATTTCTTTTTTCATTACCGATTTATTTATTAATAAGTTTTTCATTAAGTTTTCTCCCTTTTGTTTCATTTATAATAACAAATTAATAACTTTTGTCAATACCTGCGCATAAAAAAAGCCATTAAATAATGACTTTTCTTTTACAGTAGGGGCTTTATTAGATAACTAAACCAAACTTTGCTAACCTTTTTCTTGATAATGAAACCAAAGAATTATTGCAATTAAATATTGTTGATAACTCATCATCAGTTAACTTTGGATCTTCTTGCTTTGCTAATAAAAAACGGTAATCACTACCTTTTAATATGAATCCTATTTTGCTTTCATTTCTTGTTGATATTGCTTTAAGTATGCTCATTTTATTTATTCCTTTTATTATACTTTATTATATTATAGTATAATTATAATATAAGTCAACATTTATTTATTTTTAATTATTTCATTTTGAAAAAGCTTTTTATATTCGCTTTCAATTTCTTCAATATCTTTTATTTTGTAATAATCAAACATGTCTAATGCTTCTTTATAAAACCAGCTTTCTTTAATTTCTTCAATCTGCTCAATAGTATACATTTTATATTTTCCGCCTTCAGTTAATTCTTTTCTTTCTTTTAAACTTGTTAATCTATTAATAGTATAATCTTTTAAAACAATGCTTAAATGTTCAGTTCTGTTTTTGTTTTTAATGATTATTTTTATTATACCCAAAATATTTTGATATAGATTTTTAATTTCTTCTTTTTCTTTTTTTGTTAATTTAGCCATTTTTTAAATTCCTTTAATTATATTGTAAAACCTAATTTTCTTAATCTGCTTCTAACATTTGACATGTGAGAAAGTGAGATGCCAAAGTGTTTTATGATGTCTTGATTGTTTGCTTTTGGATTTCTAAATTTATAATATGCGATCTTAAAATCTTTCATTCTAACATTTTTATTTAATAAATTATCAATGCTTCCTATCGTATCAAGTGGTCTTAATTCAACGTTGTAGGCTGTTTTAAGTTGTCTTATTGTTGTATTAGAATACATTGAAAGATATATAAAAGACCTGTTCGTGGGTTGTTCTGTTTTATCTTTTTGTTGTGTTATTGTTTTATTATCAATTAATTTTTTAAATAATAATTCAATTTCTTCTCTTGTCATTTCCATTTTAATCACTCTCCTTTTAATAATATTATAGTATAAGTTAACCAATTAGTAAATATTCACTAAATGGTTAACAGAAAGAAGTCATTATATAAAGGGTTTTCTTTTGATTTTATTTTTGCAATCTTGATTAATATATAAAATATTATATAATTATATATATTCAACAAACAAAAGGAATTTAAAAATGAAAAAATTAATATTAATAACAACGCTTTTATTATCATTTAATATAAATGCGCAGGCTACAAAGATGGACTACTGCAACAATCTTGCATCAGTTGCTGAATCAACGATGACAACAAGACAGTCAGGAGTTTCACTTTCAAATCAATTAGCAATTTTGGAAGGAATAGATAAAGACATTAAAAAAATATTTCAAGCGATCATTCTTGAAGCTTATGAAACACCCCAATTTTCAGGTGAAAAATACAGAAAAAGAGCAGTTGTTAATTTTCAAGATTCTATATTATTAAGATGTTTAAAACAAAATTAATAAAAAAAGAAAACTATTTAAAAGACTTCATCAAGAAGTCTTTTTTTTCAATTTATTTTTGGCACGGCTTACCATCGTTATGTCAACATTTAAAATTTTAGCAATCTCTGATGTTGTTTTTGTTTTCATTAAATCAAAAACTAATTCTTTTATTGGTGGTTTTTGTTTTAGCTTTCCATCCTTTATTAATTCATTTCTAAATCTTAAACATAATGAATAACTTATATTTAATTTTTTTGATAATTTAACGCCATCGATATTATTATTTGTTTTTAATTCATTTAATACAGCATCCTTTATTTTTGAATTATGTTTATTAATATAAATATTGTTATCTCTTAATAATTTATTAACTGATGAAGGTTTTAAATTCATTCTTTTTTCTATGATGTCATACGACATATAAATGTTTTCTTCAAATAATTCTTTTAATATTATTTTTCTTCTGGATCTATATTCATCCTTCATTGATATAATTTTTTTGGTTTCTCTTAACTCTCTTATGATATCAACAGCATCATCAAAACTTATTTTATTTTTTTTGGCTATCTGTTTTATTGTTAAAAAGTTGCCTTCTTTTATATCTCTTAATATTTTATTCTTCATGTTATCTCCTCAATAATATTGTTATGATAACAATATATAAAAAAAAGTCAATAAAAAAGATAACTAAATTTAGTTATCTTATTAATATTATTTAATTTGTTTACTTTTTAAAAGTTTTTTATTGTTTGCTTAGTTTCTAAAAATATTATTTCTTTTTTCAGTTCTTCCTTGTATTCTATTTGATAACCATTATTCAAATACTCCTGTATTAATTCTTTTTGTTTTATATTTTTTAAAACTCTTGTGTTAATTATTTTATTTGTTTTCATTGTTGAAGTGGTTTCTTCAATATATTCTTCTATTGTCAAATCAATTTGAGTCAATAATTCTTTTGTTAAAAAATCAATTGATGTTCTTGTTGTGCATTCGTCTGTGTCATATTCAGTTGTTATTAAGTATGTGTTTTTAAAATCCATTTTGTTAATTCCTTTTGTTTTGCTTATGTCTATATTATATCATGGTATAATTAAAATAATAGACCTACGCATAAATTAATTAACAAAACATAAAAAAACCTATTATATAATAGGTTTTTAATTGATTTCTTTTTTAAAAGCTATCTACATTGGTTTTTAATTTGAATTCATTAAATGATGCATCCTTTACTATCATATTATATAAAAAATCTTTTCTGTCATTAAGGCTTGCGACTTGGTTTTCATTATTAAAATTATATTTAAAAGATAAATTATAAATAATATTATTATCCATTTCAGTAAAAAATTCATCGTTTACTATATCAAAGCAAACATCAAAATCATCAGCATCCACACTTTGAAACCTTTCTTTTAGCTTGCCGTATATTTTGAATTTAATTTTTAATAAGTCTTCTTTATTTTGCATCGGCTTCTTCTTTTTGTCTTTTCATTTCTTCCAATAATTTTATTTCTCTTAATGCAATATAAAATTCATTCTTTACATTCTCATCTTGAAATAAATCAGATGGAACAGAAGACAAGCCAAAGCACATCAGCACCTCAACAAATTCAATAAATCCTTGCTTATTTGAAAACTCTGTAAAGTTCATCGTGTTGTCTTCTAAATCAACGCATAAGAAAACAAAATTAAATTGACCATCAACACAAACTAAAGGGTGCTGCTTATGGTTTTTGAAATATGTTGACAAATCTTTTTTGTCTTCTTCATTAAATCGAAAGCTTGAAATGTTTTTAATTATTGTATTATTTATTTTGATATAGTTTTCCATTTTTAAAATCTCCTTTTTCTATTTCTATTTTTATTATATATTATAATATAATTAAATCAATACCAACGCATAAAAAAAAGACAAAAAAAACACAAAGGAAACAAAAGGAATTCATTTAAAACTTTGTGCAAAAAAAAATATATAACTATTTTTATTTTAATATAAGGTGAAGACGATCAAGGCAGGACATTGATTAAAGGAAATTTAAAAAAAAACTTGACCGCTTCGTTTTGATAATCGCATAATCATCACCTATAAATATATAATAGTTTTTTTATTTTGTCAATACCTACGCATAAAAAAAGCAATCTTATTTGATTGCTTTCTAATATTATTTATTTTATGATTACATTTTAAGTTTAGTTACATTATTTTTTATTGTTTTACATTTTAAACTTTCAATCTTCTCTTGTAAACATTGCTGAATTGCCTTCTTCTCCTGCTTAATAGGTTTACCTTGTAATTTTGTAAGCTCTGCAATTGAGTTTGCTGAACCCACTTCATCATTATAGTCTTTTACATTGTCGAAATCCGCAAGAGGGCTTAAAGCTGCAATAATAGCAGCTGCAAATACTGTGTTTTTGGTTGTGTTATTCATATATAATTCCTTTTGTTTTTTATTAAGTGTTTAAATTGTCGATAAATTGCATCATAATATAAACTATCTAATTATATTATAGTATAATTATATATTAAATCAACTTTATATTTTAATATAGTTAAAAACCCTATTATATAATACGTTCTTATAGCTTCCTTAACATTTTTAAGACATCTTTATATGCCTTCTCATCTTTATTTATTAAATCTTGCATTATTTCAATATCTTTAATTGATGAATATATTTTATTTAATTTGTGAAAGTTTTTAAATCTATCATCACTAAATAACATATTATAATTTTTTAATTGAATATATTTCTTATGTTTCAATACTTGTTTAACTTGATTAATCATTTTAAAAAACCTTCAATCTTTTCTCTAATTTCGGAATGCTTAAAATAATTTATTATTTTTTCTTTTTCTACTTCATAATTATTTTTATCTCCAAAAGAGAATCCATCAAAAACTTCAAAACTATTTAAATTCATCTTAAAGAATCCTGATGCACAAATTTGAACACTAATACAATGATCAAATTTAACTTCTTTATAAATGTTTTTTAATTCATCATCTAAATCTTCTATATTAATAATTATTTTATTTGATGATATTGTTGAATTTACATTGTAATCATAATAAAAAACAATTTTATTTTTGTATTCATCTATAAAATTTTTTTCTTTTTTTCTTCTTTTTATATTATTAAATTTCATTATAATAAACCTCTCGCCTTTAACTTCTCATCAACCTTTCTTTTTAATTGCTCTTTTGTCGTTTCTTTTTTAGCTGGCTTTTTTGTTGTTTTAGTTTGCTTTTTTTCTTTTTTGGTAAAATCAAAATCAAGCGATCTTTCATCTTGTTTATGCTCATAAATGAAAAATTGAAAACCTTGATCGGCTTTCTTAACTTTGATTTTCTCGCCTTCAACCCTTAAAAATTGCTTGTCATCAAAACCATTTGGCACGTAAGGTGTTGATTCGTTATAATCCCAAGGAGCACGATTTGCCGCATTTTCAATGATATCAAGTAATAGTTTAAATCTATTATCAACATCGCTTGATTGATAATTCACATGCATTTCAACAAATATTTTATAATGTTTGTTATTATCTAAAACAATATTTTTAATGTAATCATAAGTTAGTTTTTGAAATTCTTTTGATTTTTTGTTTTTAACTTTTATTATTCTTGAACCTGTTTTTGTAAAATGATAAGCAGAATTAATTGAAACAAGCGGAGTATTAATAAATTGTGATACATAAACCAATTTACCATTTTTATTTTCAAGTAGTTTTAATAATTGTTCTTTTGTTAAATCTTCCATTTGTTTTATTCCTTTTGTATAGTTATATTTTATCATAACCTACGCATAAGTAAATACGATGTAATTAATATATATAATTGATCTCAAAATCAAGATGTCAAGTTTTTATTTAATTATCTTATTTTTTTTATAGTGGGTTCGTTATAAGAAAAATTAGTAGTGGGCTTTTAAAAACATTACTGAAAAAGAGAAATAAATGTGTATAAGGTTATTAAAATGATTTTTAAGGTATGTTTAAATATAAAATAGTATTAACATAAGGCTTGATATATTAAAGGTCTTTTTAAATACATAAATAGAACAAATAAATAAAAAACAATCAACACGTAGTGTTGCCAGTGTTGCGTAGCAACCATATCTCTTGACCTTGCTTTTAACACAACAAAATACATAAATAATAATTAAAAAAACAATATTAGTTATAAGTAATAGTTAGTAAGGCATAAACTCCGCCAAATATCAACGATTTATTAAAAAAGCTTAGTATAGCAAAGGGCAAAAAAAAGTATAGCAAAGGGCAAAACCTTTTTTTATTATATAATAGTATATTAAAGGGCAAAATATTAATAAAATTAAAACCCTTTATTTAATACACTTTTTAATGATTATCAATAATAATATGCGTAGGTATTTGCAATTATATTATTATGTAATATAATAGGTAATATAAAACAAAGGTGCGCATAAAATGACTAAAAAATTTAAATCTTTAACAACTGATCAATCTGTAAGTTCTCAATTCAATACAACAAATATATATCAAGTTATAGATTCAAAAAGAGATTATAAACTAAATAATTTAGAAGAAAATCAAACAATAAATTGTATAAAAGAAGTTAAATATTTTAGAACTAAAAAACAAACTTATGAATTAAATCTTGTTCCAATGAATGCAAAAACTGATGAACTTGTTTTATTCTGCTTATTAAGTATTAATGATTTTAATTTTGAAGAATCAACCTCAACTGTTAAAATTTCAGTTAGAGATTTAGCTGCAAAAATGGGAATAGCAAAAAAGAAACAAAATGACAAAGACACAAAAGAAAGGATTTATAATTCACTTGATAAACATATTGAATGTAATATAAAAGTTTTATGTAATGAAAGCCAAGAAAGAAAAGGAAACTTCAATATTCTTTCAAGTTGGAAACAAGAAAAAGATGGCAAAGAAACAATCTTAATTGTTAATTTTGTTAATGATTTTTTAAACTTTTTCACTTCAACAAACCAATCTTTTTTTGAAATTGAAACATTGTTGAATTTAAAGCTTGAATATTCAAAAGTATTATTTCCTTTAATAAATAATATTGATTCAAAAAATAATAAAATACAATTGTATTCTTCACCTGTTCGAAATAAATTTAATGATATTAAAAACATTAATGATAAAAGCGTAAAATTAACGCCACACCAAAGAAAAAAAATAAATGCTGCATTAAAAGAATTAGCAACAAATAAAATAATAACTGGTAAATATAAACTTAATATTGATGATAGCATTTCATTAACTAAAATAAAAGAAGATAATTCAAAAAATACAATTGGAACTACTGTTGAAAGTATTTTATTAATGAAAGAAGAGACAACAAAACAAAAAGAATTAAAAATGAAAGCAATTGAAAATTTAAATAAAGGCAACTTATCAGTTAAAAATCAATGTCAATTACGAGATAATGCAAGAAGCCTTTATAATTCATTGACAAAATAATAATTATGTATTACAATTTAAATTAATAAAGTTTTTTTAATTTTATTTAATTTTCTATTTTTTATTTTGGCTACTAAATTTATTTTTAGTAGCTTTTTTTTAACCTAAAATCAACCACCCCTTGAAATAATATTAATTAAATGTATTATTTAATGACAATATTGGGAGATATGATAAATGGAAGATATAAAATTAATAAATGGTGATTGCCTTGAAGAATTAAAAAAAATAGAAGATGATTCAATTGATGTGGTTTTAAGTGATCCACCTTATGGAATGTCATTTCAATCAAATTATAGAAAAATAAAACATAAAATTATTAAGAATGATGACTGCTTGGATTGGTTGGAGGATTTTATAAAAGAAATATACAGAGTTTCAAAAAATAATACAGGTCATTATTTATTCTGCTCAATTCATAATATTGATTTATTTAAACAGGAAATTGAAAAATATTTTAAAATAAAAAATATACTAATATGGAAAAAGAATAATACAGGGATGGGTGATTTAAAAGGATCTTTTGCACCTAAATATGAAATGATTATATTTTTTCATAAAGGTAGGAAGTTGATAAATGGAAAAAGAGATTGTGATATATTAGAATTTAATAAAACAAGAAATCAATTACATCCAACTGAAAAGCCTGTTGACTTATTAGAATATTTACTTGAAAAATTTAGTAATGAAGGCGATGTTTGCCTTGATGCTTTCATGGGTGGTGGTTCAACTGGAGTTGCTTGTAAAAACTTAAACCGTAAATTTATAGGAATAGAAATAGATAAAGAATACTTTGATATTTCTGTAAATAGAATTAATAATAATGAAAATTAATTTTATAAAAAATGGTGATGTTTATACATTCCCAAACGACAAACCTCCGCATTGCAATTTTGAAATTAAAGATAAAAATATTATAATAAATAAAATGATAATAAAGGATGTTGATGTTGATTCATATATTGATGTATTTTGTGAAACTGAAAATGTTTTTTCAAGCAATAAAGAATTAATTGTTGAAAAATTAAATAATAAAAATAAATATAAATTTAGTTTTAAAGTTGGCTTTTGTGGTCTTCTTGATTTTGAAGGTGATAATAATATTATAGAAGAATTAATAAAAATATTTGAAAGCTTTCTTGAAATAAAAGAAGTCTTATTACTGAATGAAGATTGCCCCAATTACGATCCATTTGCATAAAAAAAGGGGCTTTAAAAGACCCTTTATTTATTTTTGAATACTATATTTATACTTCTGTTATAGCTTCAACCGTTTCATTTTTAACGGCTTCATCTTCTGTTTGAATAAGACTATTCAAAGAATCTTCTTCCGCTTTTTCAAGTAAAAGTGTAATCTCTTCTTCAGTCCAATCTTGAGGCAAATAATCAATTGCTTTTAATAACATTCTGCAATGTTCAGCACTAATTAAACCAGCCGCAAACATTCCCATAATTGCGTTGTATTTTTCAACATCAACAGTTACACCAATATTTTTATTAGTCATTAAATCAAATTCAACACTTTCTTTTTTCTTCCATTTTAACATGAAATTAACAATTCTTATTAATGCTTTTTCAAGTTGTGTTGAATATTTTGTTGCTCTCGCATTTGTATCAGCAGATGTTGTGTTGACTTCTGTGGCTGTCATTTTACTATTGCCCGAAATACTTATAAATTCGGAACCTAAAACTTCCATTTCCATTTCTAATTTATCAAGTAATTTAATTATCATATCACTTGAATTATTATCAGCTTGAACCCAACTAATTTTTGCATTTGGATCTTCCGTGGTATACATCACCTTAATTCCAAAAGGTATTTTGTTTTCTTTACCATTTCTTGATTTCTGCTTGAAACCACTGCCAAAAATAAAAGGTCTTGATGCTGTATTAACCAAAGAATGATAAAGGCTATTATTTTTCCAGTGAACCAAATTTTTCAAAGCTATGTCGGAATATGGGCAATCTGCATCAAGGTTTTTTGAACGAGTTTCAGGGTATAATTCAACAATAGGAATTTCAGTCCAACCTGCCAAAGTTGTTTCACTTTCAAAATTATAATTTTCAATAACGCCTTCTTCATAAATACCTTTGTATGTTGTAACTGTAACAATATTTGTTTCGCTTACTTTATAAACATAAACATATTTAACATCTATATCTGCAAAATCACTTTTTGGTTCTGTCGTGTTTACTTCATATTTAAATAAAGTCATTTTACCTTTTTTATTTTTTCTTATGTTGTGAACATCTTCTGCATCAATTTCAATGCAGTATGGATCTTCTTTTGTTGTTCCTTTGTCAAAATTAACCAGCGCATAAGCTGCACCATTAAATGATGCATCCATCATCCATGATTCTGCCCAAGAGTTTAAATCTTCACCTGCTCCATTAAAGTTTTCAATTATTCTTTTAAGATCTTCATCTTCTGTTTCAAATAATATTTCTTTTTCAAATACACTTGTTACCATATCTTTTACACTTTTTGAAGTTGAATTGTTTAAACTTGTTTTATGCTTTACACGAATATCAAAAGCTTCTTTTGTTTCGTTTGGTTCTAACGGTAAATAGCTGTTTGGCTTACCTGTTGACATTGCTCGCATTGCATCTTCGCCATCTCTTAAATTTCTTAAAAGTTGTCTTTTACCACTTCCAACATTCGCTCTTTTTGATCGTGCTTCAATCTCTTCTTTTGAAACACTTGTGATTTCTTCACTCATATTTTATATCTCCCAATAT